TGTAATAGGAATGAATGTATTTGCATGCATATTGTATTTATACGGTTTCTATAGTAATGTTATGCCTTATAGTGATGCATTTAGTAAAGTACTATTACATTCCGTTGTAGCTATAATTATACATACACTTTTTAGTTTAGATGAAAAAAAGAAAATTAAATGAAATTAATAAGAAAAATATCAATTGGCCAAGACTATAAAAACGAAGCTATGCATTATTCTGTAGGGCAAGAGGTTTATGGTGGGCATACAATATGTGATATATTTGAAAAAGATAATGGCTATCATATATACATAGAAAAAGATAGTAATCAAATACCATGGAAACATTTCAATACAAATATGGCTGTTTCTGTAGAATACAATTTAGATTATTAATGAAATCACTTTACAATTATATTATATATACTGATAGCAGATACGACAATAAAAAATACATAGATGGCAAAGAACTAATAATTAATTCTGAATTATCTGAAAGAGATTATAAGTTTGTTAATAGAATAGGTACAGTTAAAAGCATACCTATAAATTATAAAACAAGAATAAAACCAGGTGATAAAGTAATTGTTAATCACAATGTATTTAGAAGATGGATTGATGTTAGGGGTAAAGAAAAAAATTCATCATCATATATTGATGAAAATATTTATTCCGTTAGTCCAGAACAAGTGTATGCATACAAAAATAATGGTGAATGGAAATGTCCTGACAAATATTGTTTTGTTAAACCATTACCACAAGATTTTAAATGGAGTCTTTTAAAAGAAAAAGAATTAGTTGGTGAGCTTGTATATAATAATAAGCTTTTAAGTTCGTTAAACGTGTCCGTAGGCGATATAGTGGGCTTTACACCAGATTCCGAATATGAGTTTAATATTGAGGATCAAAAATTATACAGAATTTTATCACATCATATAACAATCAACTATGGACGTAAAAAAAACAAGAGAGAGACTACTCAAAGCTGCTGAAAACTCTATAGAAGAGTTAATAAAAGTTATGAATAAAAAAATGGATCCAGAAGAATTAGATCCTGAAAAAGTAAAAATATCAGCATCAGCCTATAGATTAGCTATGGAAGACGCTATAGCTATGATGGCTAAAGTAGAAGAACTTAACAGTGTAGGAAAAGAAGACAACCCTAAAAAACAAGAATTCTTCGGTGTAGAAGATCGTATTAAATAATGTATAATCAAACCTTATATAAGATACACACCGAACATTTATCATCTAAATTAGTTAAAAATAATAATAGATATAAAAAATTCGAGTACGGTTATAATAAAGATTTAGATTGTGTTGTTATAAGTAAAGACGGTACAATAGGTGAAATATATGAAATACAAGGATTAAAAATTGCACTTCCTTTAATACCTAAAGAAATTAATGGTAAAGAATTAAAAAAAGAAGATCAAGTATTTATTCAAACACCTAAACCAGCTACACTTAAAAAAATAAAAAGTATATATAATTTTAAGTCGTATAATGAGGATATAAAAGAAAAGTATTATGAATATATTAACAAGGAGTTTGATTTTCGTTCTGATGGTTACTGGTTCATGTGCAACGGTGAGCCATGTTACCTCACCGGCTCCCATTATATATACCTCAATTGGACAAAGATCGATGTGGGTTCACCCGATTTTAGACACGCAAACAGATTATTTTTTTATTTCTGGGAGGCGTGCAAGGCGGATTATAGGTGTTATGGAATGTGCTACCTCAAGAACAGACGGTCTGGTTTCTCCTTTATGGCGAGTTCGGAAGTTGTCAACGTGGCAACTGTTACCAGAGATGCAAGATTTGGGATACTTTCAAAGACTGGAGGAGACGCGAAGAAGATGTTCACGGATAAGGTTGTCCCAATTTCCACGAACTACCCATTCTTTTTTAAACCAATACAGGATGGCATGGAGAGGCCAAAGACAGAATTATCGTACAAGGTACCATCGAGAAGGCTCACAAGAAAGACGATACAAGCAACCACCTCAACCACCGAAGAGAGTGATCAAATGGGACTTGATACCACCATCGACTGGAAGAATACAGGTGACAATTCCTACGACGGGGAGAAACTACAGATCCTCGTCCATGATGAATCGGGCAAGTGGGAGAAGCCGGACAACATTCTCAATAACTGGAGGGTCACAAAGACGTGTCTCCGTCTCGGTTCGAAGATAGTTGGTAAATGTATGATGGGATCTACATCTAATGCGTTAGACAAAGGTGGTAGTAATTTTAAAAAAATTTATAATGACTCAGATCTCACAAAGAAAAAAAGAAATCGCAATGGGCAGACTGCTAGTGGATTATATGCTTTGTTCATACCTATGGAATGGAACTTCGAAGGATTCATTAACAAATTTGGTTTTCCTGTCTTCGACACTCCGGAAACTCCGGCTGAAGGAATTGACAGGGAGCTTATCTACAACGGAGTTATCGATCATTGGGAGAATGAAGCAGATGGGCTCAAAGATAATGCCGATGCTTTAAACGAATATTATAGACAGTTTCCTAGAACTGAAAAACATGCATTTAGAGATGAAACAAAAGAATCAATATTTAATTTATCAAGGATATATGAACAGATAGATTTTAATGAAGAAATGGTTGCATCAGGATATGTAACAAGAGGTTCTTTTCAATGGAAGAATGGTGTTAAAGATACTAAAGTACAATTTTATCCTAATCCTGAAGGAAAATTTAGAATATCTTGGATTCTTCCAACGGATATGCAGAATAATATAGAAATTAAAAATGGCATTAAATATCCAGGTAATAAAGCTTATGGTGCTTTTGGTTGTGATAGCTACGATATAAGTGGAACAACAGATGGTGGCGGTTCAAATGGATCGCTACACGGATTAACAAGTTTTTCGTTATCACCAGATGTTCCTAAGTCACAATTTTTTTTAGAATATATTGCAAGACCACAAACAGCTGAAATGTTTTTTGAAGATGTATTAATGGCTATTATATTTTATGGTATGCCAATACTTGCAGAAAATAATAAGCCTAGATTATTATATCATTTAAAAAGAAGAGGTTATAGAGGATTCTCTATGAATCGACCAGATAAAGCTAGAAATAAATTATCTGTAACAGAAAAAGAATTAGGTGGAATTCCTAATACATCAGAAGATATAAAACAAGCACATGCGTCTGCTATAGAATCCTATATAGAAAACAATGTAGGCATAACAGATGAAGAACATGGTAGAATGTATTTTCAAAGAACACTTGAAGATTGGTCTAAGTTTAATATTAACAATAGAACAAAGTTTGATGCTTCAATAAGTAGTGGTTTAGCTATAATGGCTTGCCAAAGACATTTATATGCTCCAAGAGCAGAAAGACAAACAAGAAAGATAGATTTTGGATTTTCTAAATATAATAATTCAGGATTAAAAAGTAAAATATTATAATAATGGCAGAAGCTACAGGATATACAACTCAATTTCCCAGCCAATCGGTTGATGACGCTACAAAAAATAGCGAAAAATACGGAATGGAAGTGGCAAGAGGTATAAAAAATGAGTGGTTTAGAAAGAGTGCCGGTACAGGTAGATTCCTTCAAAACCAACGAGAATTCCATAGACTAAAATTATATGCTAGAGGTGAACAATCAACACAAAAATATAAAGATGAATTTTCTATAAATGGTGATTTATCTTATTTAAATCTTGATTGGAAACCCGTACCTATAATTCCAAAATTTGTTGATATAGTTGTAAATGGTATGCAAGATAGATTGTTTACAATTAAAACATTTGCACAAGATCCTTCGTCTACAAAGAAAAGAACTGATTTTGTAGAAATGATGCAGGAGGACATGAATACAAAAGATTTTATAGAGAATATAGATCAACAACTAGGTATTAATGTACAAAATTTTAAAAATAAAGAAATACCTGATTCAGATGAAGAATTAGAGCTTCATATGCAGCTTAATTATAAACAAACTATTGAGCTTGCTCATGAACAAGCTATTGATAATGTATTTAAAAGAAATAATTATTATGAACTTAAAAAACGTTTAGATTATGACCAAACTGTCTTGGGTATATCTTGCGCTAAGCATACTTTTAATAATACTGATGGTATTAAACTCGAATACGTAGATCCAGCTAATTTAGTATATTCATATACAGAAGATCCAAATTTTCAAGATGTATATTACTTTGGAGAAATAAAACAAATAAAATCTAACGAACTTAAAAAACAATTTCCTGGATTATCAGATGAAGAATTTGAAGATTGTATAAAAAAATCTGGTAAAACTAATCAATACGATTATACTAATAATGATTCTGAAGATTCATATGATTCTAATACATTAACAGTATTATATTTTAATTGGAAATCTTGGGAAAAAAGTGTTTTTAAAATAAAAGAAACATCTTCTGGCGCTAAAAAAGCAATTAAAAAAGACGATAATTTTAATCCGCCTAAAGATCAAAGAACAAGATTTGAAAGAGTAGCACAAGCAAGAGAAGTTATATATGAGGGTGTTATGGTTTTAGGTGCTAATAAACTTTTAAAATGGGAAAAAGCACAAAATATGGTTCGTCCTGATTCTAACGTGAATACTGTTATGATGAATTATATTGTTAGCTCACCTAGATTTTACAAAGGTAAAATTGAAAGCTTAGTTAGCAGGATGGTTACTTATGCTGATCTTATTCAACTAACACATTTAAAATTACAACAAGT